TTTTTCCCCGCCGGAAGATTTCAATTTATTTTACTAAATATTCTTACTATCATATATTTTATAAAATGATTAATTTAAAAATATAAACTTTTTCCACGCCGCGAGAGTTATTAAAATACTTGAACACTTGAATTTTGCATATCATTTATTTTTTCGATATATGAATGATATCCTGGATTAATTATTAATTCATTTTGTGATACACCATCAGTAGCAATTCATAATCCATATCCTAAAGCATCAGATATATGACCAAGTTCATTATTATTATCATCTGGTTCGTCTGAATTTTTTTTGAAACATAATCTTTCTAAATCTTTTATTAAAAAACTACACTTCTCATCTATGAATAGATGAGAGTTTCCATTAGCATTCTTTAAATATGAATTAACTCTTAAATATCTATCAATTCTTTTTGGATTAGATTTTGTATCATAAATTTTATTCAATCCAGATTGTCTAACTAATTCTCTATGACTCTGAGCATTTGCAGCATCTGAAACTATATATATATCTGTACCATAACGATTCACAATTGTTTTTGATAGTTCAATAACGTTTGAACTTCCATAAATTTCATCTATAACATAAATATCTTTATTTATTTTTGCAAATATTACACATGCATAAATATTTATATTTCAGTCTATACATGCTCATAGATTGTATCTTGGAATTTCAGATAAATTTTTAACATGAATATTTTTATCAAATTCTCTATAAATTCTAGAAGTATATAAATCTACAAATTTACCATGAAGTTCTTGTTCTGCGGTTAAAAAATCATATTGTTCTTTTAATTTTTCATAAGCTTCAATTGTCATTTCTGGATTATCAAATATATTAAATTGAAAATAATCTACATCATTAAGAGTTCCATTTTCAAAGTAGTCTTTATAAATTCAATTATTTTTTCCCCTTGGAGTAGTAGCAAGATTTAGACGACCTTGAGTAGTTAACATTCTTGCTCTACATATATCAATACATTCTTTTGGGACTAGAGCTGCTTCATCTACATATGTTTCGAAAATAGTTAATCCTCTTATTCTTTCATAACTTTCTGCAGAACGACCATAGATTAGATTTCCATTTTTAAGTTGAATTATATTTTCTGATTTATTTCAATCTTTTATATTTACAAGACCGTAGTCAAGTAATTTATAGAATAAAGGTCGAAAGAAAATATCTTTTAGTTGTTGATTTGTAGGAGCAACAACTAGAGTTGGTCATTTAGTTGGATTGTTTCAACTTTCAATTATACAATCATGAATTAAAGCTCAAGTTTTTCCAGCTCTAATAGGAGAAACTATAATTCTATCTTTTCCAGTACTAGAATGAAATTTGATAGCATTTTTATGTGGAATATAATCTTGAATTTGAACTTCTATCATTTTATTTTATTTTATTTTATTTTTCTTACAATTGTTATTTAAATGTATATTAATTAAAAGTATATAATATTTAGTATATTAAACATATGTTCCATAAGTTAATCTTCCATAACTTCTACATCTGGAACTTCATATACTTCTCTTACTTTACTTCCACCAAGATTAGTTTCTGGAAGTAGAAGTTTTAGTCTTAATTTATTTATGTCGTCAGCAAGAGGTTGTGGTAATTGTGGAAGTTTAGCGAGTTCTAGAGTTCTTCATGCTGCTATTAATTTTCCTAGTACTGAAGCTTTATCTGTAAGAAATGGAGTATTGTCTATATCTTTTAAAATAGAATCTAGAGTTTTATAAAGAGCTTGATAGAATCTTATTTTTATTGCTTGAGCATGTCAATTAAGATTTCTAGAGATATAATTATCAAATTCTTTAGAGAGAATATTTTTTAGTAGTTTTTCTTTATCTCATTTTTTGAATCTATCTATTTTATTTATTTCCGATAGAGTTATATCTATGTCACATCCATTAGCAATGAATATATCATACATTTCTGCTCAATATTTTTTATCATCTTTAGCTAAAGGCATTTTTTTCTTTTATTCCTATTTTTAGTAAGAAATTTGTTCTATTTTTAGAATAGAACTTATTTAGTTCACTCATGTGTTAGGGTCTGTACATTTTATTTTGATACCAAATTCAGATATTAATTTATTAAAAAAAACACAAGGGATAATTACTAATTTACAATTATTATCCCCAGATTTATTGTTTAATGTTTTTCTAAATTTACCAAAAAGTAAACCTTTTTTTAAGAATATCTTTAAGATTTTTACTTTTACTATGCCAATATATCATTGATTATCTATATAATATGTATTACTTCAAAAGTTTGCCGATGTAGAATTTATACCACTATTTTTATTTAATTTTGTATTTAAAATTTCAATTACTATATTATTAGTAACATTAGCTCCTAAATCAGTTTTAATTTCAAATGTTTTATTATTTATAATACAATCATATTCTGGAAAATATCCAGATGAAGAATATGTTATGTCTTTTTTTAACGTTTTACTAATTAAATTTGAGTGATAATTTTCTAATTTATTATAATAATCTCATGTTTTAAATGACATTTCATTTGAGTTTCCTTTATCTAAGAAAACAACAAGAGTGGTTCATATCTTATTGCTTTAACTTAGAAATATATATACTCAAATAAAATAACACACAATTTAATAGATATTTTTTATTATTAATAAAGATTAAATTATGATATATTAGAAAAAAAATAATAATATATATATAAATTTTCTAGAGTCGAGCAATTTTATTTTTTAATTAAGTGGTTCTATTAATTAGAATTAGTTTACTCGACTCTAGAAAAGTTGAAAAAAGAAAATAAATAAAATGAAAAAAAAAAAAAAAAATTATTGTTAATTATCCCACCATCCACCCGATATTTAGTATTTAAAAGTTCTTCATGTAATAATATAAATAGTAAATATCTCTAATCAACAATATCATATTATTTATAATTTTATTGTTGATAATATATATCAACTTTGTATCTAATTTCACAAAGTAAAATAATAAAATATCAAAATAATTTTTTAGTTTTAGAAAATTTGTTAATATATAAAATAAAAAAGGAAAATGATGTATTATTTATTCGTTATACAACAAAATGAAAAGATATTATTATCTGGAATTAGTAATGATATTGAAAGAACATTTATTTCTATAATTCATAAGGAATTTAGAAAATTTAATCTTAAATTTAATATTGAAAAATATATAAAAAATCATAATATTGTATTAAAATTAATAAAAATTGAAGTAGAAAAAGAAAAATTATATGAAGATTTATTAATTTTGAATAAAATTTATAAATTGAATAATAATCAAAATATAATTAATTTGTATCGTAAAGAAAATAATCATATTTTTGAAATATATAAAACATTAAATTCAAAAGATTACAAGTTGTATAGATATAAAAAATAATTATTAAGTTATTGAGTCCCTTCGCATGCACGTTTTTTTAATATATTTTATATATATATATATATTCTAGAATTATAATCTAGAGAAGAACTTTAGTTCTTCAATCATTCGACTAGTCGAATGATAGATGCTGATAGCATCTTTTAGAGAAATTATTAGATATATATTGCTGGATAGAACATAAAAATATAAAACATAAATATTCCAGCAAATAAAATCTAAGATTTTTTCAAATTGAAGTAACTTTAGTTACTTCAACAATGCTTCGCATTGTAATAAAAACAACAGAAATTTGATTTTTTGGTTCTAATCAAGTTTCTTTTAATATAGCATTGATTTAACAATGAATGATTTTTGACATATTTTTATAATTTATACTAAATAAAGTATTTTTTCATTATTTTTTAACAAAAGTTGTGTGTTATTTTTTTTTTCTATAAATATTATTAACAATTAGTTGAGTGGTTCCAATTAAATTGTTAATCAAAAAAAATCAAAAAAGGAATAATTAACATGGATTTATCAAGACATATAGAAGCAAATAAAAATATTATTGACCCAGATTATTATCATAGATATTCTGAACTTCAAGATAGAAGAGCATTAGCTTCTTGAAAAAGACATAAAGCTGGAAGAGAAATTGAAAGAATTAGAAGAAATAGAATAAATAATGAAAGTTGAAATAAAAGACTTAATGCACAACTTGTATTACCAGATGAATATTATGGTACACCAGAAGAATTAGTTAATGAAAATAAAATTAAAAATTTAGAAATGTTAAATAATGCAAAAACTCCTCAAAAAGAAGATTGAAGTGCATTTATAAAATGATTAGATAATCAATTTTCAAAAATAGATGGTATTTCATATTATTCAAAAGGAGAAAAAATGAATGGATAACAAAACATCATTAGGAATATTTCAATTACTTGAAATTACAAATAAATTTAATACTTTCATCACAAAAGAAATTAAAAAAGAATATTCTTGATTTAATGAAGAAATGAGAAAAGAAATTGTTGAAACTGTTAGTGATATTGTTGCAAAAAAAATGTTAGAAGTAAATAATTGAAAAAAAATATAAAATTTATTAAAGGAGAATAGTTATGAAAAAGATTATGATTATTGTTATAATGATGAGTATATTTTCTGGATGTATTATGTCACCAATATCAGAAAATCAATCAAATAATTATTCTGATTTTATTGCAAATACAAATGTAATTCTTTCTGGAATGTATAGACCAGAAGTTGGATATAGTCATCCACAATATAGATTTTATCCAGACCATTTTACTGTAACTGATTCGAATAGAAGAACAAGAACATATTATTGTCCTTTAGAATCTGACCCTAGCGCATATTTTGTAGTAGAAAATTGGTATCATATACCATGATAATAATTATATTTATATTAATAGCAATCTTTATTTATTGAATAATAAAAAATAATTTACCATCAGATGAAATTAATTGAAATCCAAATTTATACGAACATTGATTTGAATTAAATAAAGAAAAAATAAATATAGATTCAATTTACTTAATAGATAATAAATTTTATAGATTTTTTGAAAATAATTATTTTGTATTGTATTTGAAAAAAGATAAAGAATGAAAAAATTATACATTACCAATTTATAAAAAAGAAAATTTGTATAATTTAATAGAAAAAATATAAAATAGATTTTTTGTTTCCTTTTATATATGAAAATGGTCTAGTATTTGCATAACTAGACCATTTTCTTCATAACACAAAAAGGAACAAATTATTTATTATTTATTATTTGCTTCTATAATCTTTAAAATTAAATCTAACTTTTTATCTTGTTCATTAAATCTTTGACTTATATTATCTAATTGTATTTGAATATTTTCTTTATTAGGAGATAATCTTTGAAGCTCCTTTATATCATCTGTATTTGCTTCAATTTTACTAACTAAAGCTGAATATGTAAATCCAGCATAAAATAATCCAACAATAACTAATTTACCTATTTCTCATGAATGTTTTTTAAGTATTTGTACCATAATTCTAAGTTTCCAGTAATTAAATTATATATGGTTGACCATAAGGTCTTCTGCAATTAGCAGCATCTTTAATTTCTTGTTGAGTCAATTCTCTATTATATTGTAAATAACCCATAATATCAGCTTTTGTAAAACCTGAAGGTAATGTTCCAGTTCCATGAGAACCAAAATAAAATCTTCTTAATACACCAACATCTCCTGGAGTTCTATGTTGTTCAACATTTCCAGAACTTCCAACTAATACTCCATTTACATAATGTTTATTTTCTGTAGCTCCATAAACCATTGCATTATGACTTCATCCAGTAGTTGAAACTGGACTTATAAATGTTTGAGCTTCTCCATTAGAAACAATAACAAATCTATGAACTGTTACTGAATTTCATCTTGAGGCAAAATAATCTCCCTTTGAACCATTATAAAGAGTTGTATTATAATGTGAAGATGATGTATCAGCATGAGGTCTTGTTCAAAACATTACAGTACAAGATTCTGTTGAATCAAAATAAGGAACATCTCCGCTTGTTGATACTGTTGAATTAAATCATTTTGTTCAACTATTACCATTGAATTCTATATATTCATTATTTATAAATCTGAAAGAACCTGTTAATGTATTATTTGGTGGAATTGATACTTCTCCACCAACTGTTCTACAAGCAGAATCTGAAGTACAAGAACAATCATCACAAGGTAAAGCAATTCTTAATCCACTTGTTGAATAATATGGATGAATATCAAAATATTGAATAGGATTTGTTCTTTCTGCTGAAGTAGCATTTGTTACAACTTTTTTAATTATAATATCATCTAAATCAATAATAGTGGCACTACCAGAAGTAACCTCAAAATAAACATTATGATTAAGAGTTCCTAAAGAACCGTTAGCTCCAGTAAAATTAAAAGAATATAATCCATCTCAACTTATATTTTCAACTAACAATGCATCTGATAAACTATAAGAGTTATTAATAATTAGATTCATTCCAGAACTTATATTTTTATAATTAAAAGAAATATTATATAAAACACCTTCTTCTGCTGTTAATGGAGTAGTTACATAAGCTGTTCCATTAGCTGTAGCTGTTACATACATAGATAAATTTGACCATGATTTAGAAGTTCTTAATTGATTCCATATATTCATGTCAGATTCTTTATCAAAATTACCTTTTAAATTTAAATAATCTCCACCACTATCAAATGTATAAAAACTATTTACATATTTAACTGCATCATTAAAATTTCTATTTCAAAATTTAGATATTCCCTCTTGTCAATGATAACGATTATTTAATAATTCATTATATTTTTGTCGAATTGTTGTTGTTGACATATAATTTATCCTTTTTTTAATTATCACACCTTATTAAGGCAGTAAATTTATAAATTTTATATACTCATTTTCATAGATGAATTACAAAAATATTGTTTAAAAATAATTTACAACACTATAGTTTCTATTAAATTAATAATATCATGATAATTATGTTCATAGATATAATCTCTTACTTGGTCTGAATTATTTGATTTAATTCTTAATTCTCCAAGTTCTAATGTTAAAGAATTTATTACATTTTGTAATTCTGAAATTGTTAAAATATATTGATTCTTTTCAGTTAGAAGATTATTATTTTCAATTATTTTATTTTGAAGTTGTTCTTCTAATTCTTGTCTACTTAAATATGTCATTATATTATTTCCTTATTTTGTTAATAATGAATTTGAACCTAACGAATCTATTTCATAATGAATATCCAATGATAAGCCATAAGCATCTTCATCATATGTATCTGAAGCATTATTTGCATCTCTATAAAGTCTTCCTATAATTAATGTAGATATTCCTAATGTAGATGGAGTTCCTGTTATTGAACCTAGTGATGTCATTTGATGTTTTAATTGTCCAGATGTAGAATCTAATCCTGTTAATGTTGTTGTATTTCCAAATGTTCCATATGGAGTTGCTAAAGTATATTCAAATCCTCATACAACATTTCTTACAGCATTATCTTTTGGACATCAATGAATATGTGGATATAATGTAGAACCTTCTTTATAATTATGAGGAATTTGAATTTCAAAGAATAATTCTTCATCTGTATTTTTATCAAAAGCATAAGCTCTGACACTACCAGTTAATACATCAAATCCTGGAGCATTTGTTAATCCAACTTGACCTTGTGTTAAAGGCACTCTTAAATCATCTCAAACAGTTCTATCAAGAATTAAATTTCCTTTTCTATTAATATGCATAGCTGGAGAACCAGTAATAGAGAATGTTAATCCTGAAGTTGATTCATCGCTATTAATAATTCCAGAACTTATTGATGTAGCTGAAATAGAAGGAGATGTTATTAAATTTTGACAATGTAATAATGATTTAACTTCAGCAATATTTGAAACATATAAGTTACCACCACTAGTTAAGCTAAATTTTGTTGGAATATGTTGAGCAACCATATATGATTGATGATAATTTGTAATAGTTCCAGTATTTGCTCCAACAAACAAAGAACCTCCAAAAATACCTGCATGTCCATGACCACCATAAATACTTCAATTTTTTTCATTTAATGTAGTTTGAATAGTAAATGAACCCATTCCAATTAAACCACATGCTCATGAATTTACAGTATTTCTAGTTCCAAATCCAAATACACCATAAGTAGAACCAGTTGTAGCATTTGTATTAAATCCATATCCAAAATAACCAACATTTGAACCAGTTCCAGAGTTTGTTGATTGTGAATAAATTCCTTTTAATACAGATAAATCTGGCCTTAACATATGAAGTTCAGAAACTCCCAATGAATCAAATCTACCACCAGCACCATATCCAAAATTATATCCATAAATAGCAGATTCTACTGGAGCTAATGAACCACTTGAATAGTTAAAATGAATTCCAGCAGATTTATTATAAGATTGAAATCCATACATTAAATTAAAAGATGCTATATTTGCAGAAACTCCCGTTCAATCTGTTCATAAATAAGTTCCATTTAATTCTGTAAAATCACCTATTCCAGTTTGATAATAATGAGATTGTTTAAATTCATAAGAAGTTTTCTTTGTAGCCTCTCCTGTAACTTGTTTAAAATTTGGATAACTTAAATAAGAAGCAGAAAGTGTAAATAATTTATTATCATTATCATTTGTTGTTAAATTATAATAGTAATCATTTTTTATTGTTGTTGAATAAGCAGTTATAGATGGGCCAAATTCAATATCAGAACCAATATTTATTTGGGAACCAGCACCAACTGCTGCTATATTTAAATCACCAACAACTGGAGTATAAATATTGTTTGTATAAAGAGTGTTTATAGTTCTCACTTGAGAAGATACTGAACCATTAGTTTCATCATAAGTATCTCCTACAGCACCAGCTACTCTTATCAATTCATTTGTATTTAATGTTTTGTATAATTTTCTAATAGGTGGACGCATATCTATACTTCCCTTATCTTCATTGTACAATTTCAATAATCAATATCTGGCATATTGAATTTTAATCCATCATCAAACTTCGCTGTAAAATTATAAATTTCTTCTATATCGTTTGTTATAACTAAAGTAAATTCTTTTCCACCTTCTACATGGTCAAAAAATTCCATTAAAGATTCTTTTTCATCATCATCAATATATTCAATTACAAATGATAATGTTCTTTTTTTATTTCCAGTTGTTAAGTTTGAAAAAGGTTGAGGATAAAAATTTCCACTTTGACTTCTTGATTGAACAAGTTTATTTAATTCATATGATAATGTTTCATTATATGAATATAATGTAAAGTCTGAAGTTAAACTTGATGTGTATATTCGTATCATTTTATAGTTCCTTTAATGATAAGCTTCAATTTCATAAATAAGCCTGCTCTTCAACAAATGATATTTCTTCTGAGTCTTGTAAACATTCATATCATGTATTTCCAGAAGTAGTATTTCATAATAATATTTTTGGATTATAAAGAAGTTCATTTATAAATGATTCAGATTCAATTTTTTCTTCATTTGAAATAATACTTCATTTTAATTCTCATTCCGCTTTTGCTTCTGAACCATAAACAGATGTTCAAACAGTTCCATCAAATGATTTATTTCTAGTTATTCCATACATTCCATAATTATAAGATTTATCTAAATCCATTTCAATAATATCAAGCTGTTTTCCAAATCAAGCTGAATTTATTTGTAAAAGACTTGAATTTGGAAATGAACCTAATGCAACAAATACAATTCTATAAAAATTTCATGCTTCATCTGAATTAAATGTTATAAACATTTTACCATCAGTAGAATCTGTTGCTGAAACTGTTGTTGAATTTACTCTAACAACATCTCCATAAACAGATTCTATTGATATATCAGTTCATGTAGTTTCATCATCTGAACCATATCATATTACATAATCACAATTTTGTAATTCTTTTCAACTCATATAAAAACAATTTGAAGTTATTGAATCATTAAATGAAAACTTAATTGAATAAATAGAATCTGAACCTGTTTTTAATCATGTATATGTATTTTTATCATAATCAATAATATATCTAGGATGATAATTTTGATAATAAGTTATTTCATTTTCAGCCTCATCTAATCAAACTAATTCTTTTTTATAATCTTTTATTGTTGAATAAGCTATATTATACATTATCTTATATCCTCATATTCTGGAGCTATTCCACTTCCCTTTTTTCTTCTCTTTGCTTTATAATTTGTACCATTTGATTCAATTGTAAAATTATCTAATTTATGAAGATTAAAACATTCTACTTCAATTCTATCTTGATATTTTGTTATAGAAGAAATCATAAAATAAGCATAAACTCTTTGACCATTTACATTATCAACAAATAAAGTTGCAGTATTACCATTTCAACCACTAAATTCTAATCCTAAACATTTATATGGTACATTACTAAATTTAATAATATCTCCTAATTGAAGCTTAAATGCTTCATAATTTGGTGTACTAAATTTAACTATTCTATGTCTATTACCAAATTGATTTAATATATATTTAGCAATTGCAATATGTTCTGAACCACATTGAGAATAATTAATTCCAGCTTCTCAGTCTAAATATGAATTATCATAATCATCAGCTAAAGTATAATTTGTTGTATTTGCAGATGGTGGATAACCTGTTTCAGATAAATGTGGTTGTCTAATATAATAACTATTTCCACCATAATTTACACCTTCTGGTTTACTTTGAGATGTATATTTCTTTTCAATTTTATCTATAACAAATCTATCAGAATCATCTCCATAATAAGTATATGAATATTCAACACCAGGAGTTCCACCATAAGTACTCTTAATTTTATATTCTCTTTCATTTGAATATAAATTTAATCCGGTATTATATTCTGTTGATAAATTATTTATTTTTCAAGCAACTTTTTCTAAATCAGAATAAGATAATTCAAAAGAAGTACAATCATTAAAATTCATTGTATATTGAACATCTGATGATTCATATGATTCTTTTAAACAAATAATATCATATTGACCATTTTCGTTTTTATAAACTGTAAATGGTTCATATTTTAAATATTCTTTTAAGAAATCTACTAATGTTATTTTTTCTCTTATTGAAAATCCGGAATAATCTCTATTTGTATATAATAAATTTTCTCATTTATTATCAATAGATGAAGCTAATCAATTATTTGAAAAATTAGAATGTGTTGCTGATGTAGCATATCTAAGCATTAATTCAATATAATGATAAGGACGATATAAACTTGTTGAAGCTGTATTTGATAATAATTGTCCTATTGATATAGTAGTTCCATTTGTAGCTAAATGAATATTATCATAATCAAGAGCTTGTTCTCCTCTAAAACCTCAATTTATATTATAATATTTTGAATGATTTTTATTTGGATAATTTGTTATTCATGCTATTGTATAATAATTAAATTGAGAAGAATCTCTAGAGATTCCTCAAAATTCATATAATGGATTTTGTTCATCAAATTCATCTAATCCATTATTATAACTTCTTGAATTAGAAAATTTTAATGTTCCAGAAAAATCTCCAGTTGAAGTTCCACCACTATAATCACCCAAAGAACAATTTCTTCATTGAGATGAATTTGTTGAACTTTGATATCCACCATGAACTCATTGATTTGTATTGCTAACAAATTGTTCAGTTCTTCCACCTGAATCAGTAGGAGATGCTTTATGTTCAATATAAAGATAATGTAAAGGATTTGATTCAACAGCGGTTTCGTCTTTATAAACAGTAGCTTCTATAGCATCAGACCTATTACTGTTTGTATGAATCATTCTATTTTTAAATAATACTAATCCATTATCATAAGTATTTGAACGATAATTTTCATAAAAAGAATTTCTAGTTGTTATTCTAAATTCAACATAACCATTTGTTGCAGTTGGTGACATATTCATTAGAAAATATGTAGTATTATTTCCATCAAATATTGATGCAATATTTCCAGTATAACTTCAATTAGCTAAAGATTTATATAAAGCTGATGTTGAATAAATAAGTCTATAAGGAATTACATTATTAAATCTTTCTTGAGTTAATAAAGATGAAGTTAAACTAGCAGTAGATGAATTTGTAAATGTAATCATTTGTATTCCAGATAATGATTGAATTCAACATAAACTTTCACCAAATGGGTCATAATTATAATTATATCCTCTTTCCATAACTGGAACATAAAAATCTTCATCTTCTATTGTAATAAGATTTCTTTCTTCATTTCCACCTTTAAAGAATCATTTATTTGTATATTGAGTTGCTGCTACTGTTGCAGTAATTGCAGAATTTGCACTTACTGTATAATAATCACTTGCTACATATCTTCAATATCCACCTGATATATCTTCGGGTTCCATAGAACTTCTTATAGCTACAGTTGGTGCAAATAATTGTCTACCAAAAGCAATTGGTAAATAAACATTTTGAGAATCTATTGAAGATAAAGATGGAGTAAAAACATTACCAAGTAATTGTTTTTCATAATTAACTAATCTACCTTGAATTTCTACTTTTGGTAAATTTTGTCCTCTTAAAACAATATTAATATCATTTGCATCTACATTAAATTCTATATCATCAATTGTACCATCAAAGATTTTAACCATATCACTAACAGTAGAACTATAAGCTTCAAATCCAATATAAATTTGACACTTCTTTCCAAGATAATTATTATCATAAACATCATCAATAAAACGATATCCATCTGGAATTTCTATATTTGCAATTGATAGAGTTGGAGTTGTAATGGTTACATTATTATTACCATCTCAGTTTCACGTACTTCTTGATGGAGAATAATTAACAATTGCACCAAATGAAAGGTTATTATCTATATCAATTGATTTTGAAGAAAATGAAGTATATTCTGTAGCTGAATAATATAATCTAACATATAGAATTTTATTAATCTCACCAGCAATAATTGAGGATTGAAAATTTGTTGGTAATGAAATCATTATTTATTTTCCATTTTTTAATTATTTAGCAAAAGCCATTTGAACATTTCTCTTATATGCTTTTTCAAAAGCTGGAATTAGGTTTTTTTCAACAAAGTCTTGAGTTCCAATAACATCTCCATTAATTTGAATGGTCATTCCATTACCTTGTCCTATTTTTCCTCCACGATTCATAAATTCAATAGCATTTCTATTTGCTTCAGTTGCTTGTCTATTTATAAAAGCTTCACCACCCATTGCTAATACTGGAGTTCCATCTCTATATGGTGAACCTTTAACAATACCACCTTGAGCAAATTTTGGAGCAGGAGTTGCTTTAATCTTTGCAACATTCGCCATACCAGCAGCTAAAGCAATTGCTGAATTAATTGGAGCAAGAATCATATTTAATGGTCATGGAGCTTGTAATGAAGATGTAAAAGCATTTAATGAACCTTGAATAGCTTGAATATAAGCTAATTGAACCTGAAGATTTTGACTTCTTTTTCATTGAGCTTTAGTTTCAGCTTGTAATCTCTTTTCATTTCTTTTAAATTCTTCTTCTCTAGCTTTTGCATAATCAGTATTTTGTAAACCTAATTCATCAATTTTAGCTTTTTCAGCATCTCAATCACTTCTTAAAGTATCTAATTTAGCTTGAATTTTATCAATTTTAGCTTCAGCAAATCCACTCATTATATCAAATACATTTGAAATTGTATTAGTAATTGGAGAAATATATGACATAATTGATTCGAATTGTTTTTTAAATTCATCAAATTTCATTTTAGCTGTTGGAGGAACTGGCTCCATTTTAATAATTTCAGCTGCGGTAACTTTAATTTTATCTCTTAGTTCAATTCATTGTCTAACATTATCGGCAACTTTTCCCTTTAATTTTTCTAATGCAAATCATCCAGATTGACGTTGTCATTCTTCTTCTGAAACTTCTGGAATTACTGGTGTAGTACCTTTTGGTGTTTTTCCTAAATTTTCTTCAGCTAATTGTCTTTGTAAATCTAATCTTTTTTGTTGCAATTCATATATTTTTTTATTAAAAGCTATAGTTCCATTATTTAATTTTGAAGCTTCTATTTTTCTTTTTATTTCTTCATCTAATAAAGAAATTTGTTCTTTAAGAGGAAGTTTTGATTTTCTTACTTCACTATTTATATCTTCTATATTTTTTTTATAATCTTTTTCAGCTTGAATAACTCTTTTTCTAGATTCATATAATGTATCATTAGCAGTAATTTGTTTATTTGTTATTTCATCTATTAATTTATTTGTTTTATTTAATAAAATAATTGCTGTTGTAAATGCTGCAGTAATTAATACTGGTAATGATAATAATAAACCACCTAAAGCTTGTAATCTTGAAAAAAATGTTAATGTAACATCCGAAGTTTTTGAAAATAAATGTATAAGTAAACCAAAACTAGCTTTTCCAATAATTAATTGTTTTATAAATGCGCCCATTATCAATATTGCTTTTGTTAAACCGTTTATAAGTGATGTATTTATAAGAAAAGCTAAAAGAGTTGTTGCTAACACTAATTTCCCAACTCCAGTATTTGCTACTTCTAATGTTCCTTTTCCAAATTGTGCTATTTTAACTAATACACTACCTAATGATTTTGTTAATTCTGTAATAGTTCTTTCTAATTCTTTAGTATTTGTTGTTCCTAAACCTTCACTAATACCTGTAGCAAAAGATACTTGCATAGCAAATTTTAAAGCATCTCATTTATCTCCAAGTTTTGCTAAATTAGATATTGATTCATTTGTAAATAAAGCATTCGAATCCATAGCTTGTCTATTTGCATCAGCAAAACCACTAACTTCTCCAGAAAGTTTAACTACTTGAAATGATAATTTTTTACCAATAATATCATTAAGAGCATTCATACTATCACCAGTAAGTTTGCCCTCACTACCTAATTTTAGTATACTATCTACAGCATTTTCTAAAGATATTGTTGAAAAATCAATTCCTAATTTTTCGAAAGCTTGTTGCGCTGATTTTGAACCATCTCTAGCATTACCAATCTTATCATTTAAAGCAATAAATATATTCTGGAGTTTTGTCATATCAACTCCAGCCTTTGTTCCAGCAAAAGATAATGATGCAAGATTTTTTGTATTTAAATCTAAACCACTAGCAAAATCGTCTAAATCACCAGCCAAACTTAATGATGCAGTACCTAATGATTTCATTGCACTAATTAATTGAGTACCAGCAAAAACTCCTACAATAGTTTTTCCTAAATTAGAAAATTTCTTCTCTAAATTATCTACTGTTTTAGAAGTATTTTTATCAATTGTATTTAGACCGGATTTAGTATTATCTTGGATATCAACTTGTAATAATCCTTTTCCTAAAACTATTGACATATTCTATTTTCCTTTATTAGAAGATTGATTTTGATTATTTTCTTCAGATTTCATTCTTATATATTCTAGTTGATTTAATTCTTGTTTTATTCTTTTTATTGCTCAATAAACTCTATTTGGTATATTTTCCATAGAACCATATATAAAAGAAATTCCAAATTGTTCAACATCATAATATAATGAAATATAATCTCATACTTCATCCGAATCATTGATAATATCTGTGATATTTAATTTAGACACATTCAATTTAGTTTCAAGACTTCATCTTGAAAATTGTAATGCATGTTTGATATGTTCTTCTTTTGAATAAACTTTTTTATTTATTCTGAGTGAGTTTGAAACTAAGGCAGGATATTGTATTGATTCGTAATTATTTTTATTTTCTGATATTAGTCATCTCATTAAAATGACTATTTTTTTTTCTAATGTAAAATTTAAACTAAAGGGTTTTCTTTTTCTCCATCTTCATTATTTATATCTGGAGAACCTAACGCTGTTTCAAATTCCGGAAATGTAGATTTAAGAATATCTAAACCAATTTCTGTTAAAATATTTGTTGGTAACATTTTTACAGTATGTTTTGTATATTCAATTTCTTTATTTTCTTCATTCAAAACATTTTTTCAACCAACTATACCCAATTCACCAGCTTTAACAAACGCTTTAATTGTTAAATTAAATGTTCCACTTTCAAAAAGAATATCATATATTTCAGCTGATTGATATGGATTTAAATCTCTAAGATGAAATACAGATTGTTCTATTGGAGGTAGACTTCTTTCATTTTCTAAAATATATTCTTTAGTTTTAATTGTTCTTATTTTTGCCATGATTTTTTCCTTTTTGTTATTTAAATTAATTGATGTATTATAACATTTTAGTATAATTTAAAAAATAAGAGGTACTTTCAATTAATTGATTTCCCTCTTATTTTTTTTCTCATCATAAGGTTGAGAAATTCCTTGTAGAGGTTAAATTAGTTTCTAAGCAAATCTAATACCTATTGTAGCTGGAACAGAACCATCTTGTGTTAAGATATATTCATAAGTTACAGTTTCTTCACCATCAATAGTTCTTTCTACTGTATAATTTGTAAGATTAATATTGCAATTGATAATCATATCACCAACAGCTGTCAATCCACCAGTACCTCATCTAAGAATAGTTGATAAACCATTTCCAGTTCGATTACTAGCACAAAGATTCTTTAATGCTGAAGCTGATGCATCACTACCAATTAATTTGAATGAACCATTTCCTTCAATTTTTGGTAATGCTACGTTTGCTCCACCACCAAATGGAATTGGTTTAGCATTATTCATAATATTTAATTCAAAATCATATAAAGATGAAAGATAAGATTTTCCACTTACAGAAAATGTATTAATAGTATTTCATTTATAAAGTGCAGATAAAGAAGGAACAACATCAGTTCCAGTTCTATTTGCGGCATTGATTGTAGAATCTTTTGCTACAAATCCCATTTCAGCATAAAGACATCCTTCATTCGAATCTGGACCTACAGATAATTTAAGAGATTTACCTACAGCTGAAATTAGTCTTTCATTATAAAGTTGTGCTGGTCCTTCTGCTTGAATTGTATAGAAATATCCTTGGTTTGCAGAAAAATCTGGTAAATTTGTATATGTTACGTAAGCTGATAATACAGCACTAGTTGTTAAAGTATATGCAGCACTTGATTGTAGTACAGCTGGAAATAATTTAGATGAATCTGGTGAAACATAGAATGACATTGTTACATCTGGAATTGCTCCATTTGTGTCTTGTCAAGATGCATCTTCAGATTGCATTCTATATCCAGTTGCTCTTGGAATAACGTGTGACTTTAAATCTCTATTGATTACAAATCCTTCAGTTGGAATAAATGTAACGTTAGCAGCTACAGCAGTTCCAAATGTAGTTTCTTTTGCAAATCAATATCTATAGTCAGCACCTACAGCAACTTTGGCACACATTATTTATTTCTCCAATTTATTGTTTTCATTGATTATTTTCTCCTTAGTTTATAAATTTATTCTCACTTCTTTAGTGAGTTGTTATTTCTCATTCCTTTGGAAGTGAGAAGTAGAGAGACTACTTTCTAAAAGATTTCATCTCTCTACATTTTGTTTATGAACTAAGCTACGCGGGCTTCGATTCTCTTTCCACCTGCAGCATCAAGAAGTTTAGCAGCACAATAGGTTGAACCATAAAGATGTACACCATCATATAGAGGAGCATCTTGTGCTTTATAGTCAAATAATGGAGTTCCATATCCAAATCCTAAAGCATCCTTAGAGAATACCACACCATAAGACCAGGTTGTATTTCCACCACCATCATATGTTTGAGACATATGAGTACCATAAATTTCAACACCATTGATTGTAGTTACATAACCAATACCTCTTGCAATTTCATCATTTGTTTGTGGTGCATATTTACTCATGACATCATTCATTATACCATAAGTACCCTCAATCATTCTTCAGTCACCAATAAAGACGAATGGACCATAGAATCCAGCAGCTTTAAGAGCTCCAACCGAATTTGTAATATCTCCAAGAGATGTACCATCAGAACTAGAAATTGAAGTAGAAAATCCTGCTTTTGCTACAGAATAAATCAAATTGTCAATTGTATTACCAACTTCTCTACCAAGCACTGGAGTTGCTGTTTCAATGACATTCATTCCACCCTTTAAAGCAGCGTTTGGTACCGTTACAACAATTGGATAACTAGCTAGCGCTACAGAAGAAGCAGCTAATACAAGAGATTTAGTTGTTACAGCGGAACCATCTGAGGCCTCAGTAGCTGTAGCTGAACGGTGGGTTGAACCAACAACGGCGAAAGTTACATTTAGAGAATCTGTTGCTTCTACAGTATAACAAGCATTCCAAAGTTGGCTATAAGAATTTAGATTAGAAACTACAGCGGTATTAATAGTTTGCATTAAACCACCGAGAGTTGTAGTTGTAGTTGTTGCCACGTTTAAGTCTCCTTATTTTTTAATCTTTATTTTTATTCTAACTAAGTAATCCAACTCTTTTTAATTCATCTATATAAGCTTGTGTTTTTATTGCTTTTAAAAATCCTTGCTTATCTTTAGATGCAAAATCTTCAATAGATGTATATTTACCAAATATTAAATTTGGATTACCTTTATCTCCAGATAATTTTTGATTTTCTGGAGTTTTTATATTAATATTCTGTCCAAGAAGAAATTCTGAATTATTATTAATATAATTTAATTTCTCTGTTACAGAAAAGTTAGTTGGTATAAGTTTTCTTTTTTCCTCTGGAATTAGGTCGATATTTTTTTCCAGTAATTTTTCCAAAGTTTTATGAGCTTCCTTATACTTTGTTTCTATTGGCTCAAGTTCCTGAATTCTTTTTGTAAGTTTTTCAGTTTCAGATAATTTAGATTCTTCTGCAGAATTTCTATAATTAACTAATTCATCATAATCTTTATATTTTTCTAACCTTTTAGCTAAAATTTGATTCAGTTCTTCTTGAGTAAAACTTTTACCGTGATTTTCAGATTCACTAATCTTTTCCTGATTTTTAGTGTCAGTCACTTTTTCCTGGGTTTGAACTACGTCATTTTTTACCTGATGACTATCAGTATTGTTCTCTACCATTTTTTCAATCCTTCCAATTATTTTTATTTTCTAACATTTTAATATTTCAAATATCTTTTGTTATGTTTATATACTCAAACTAACAGATGATTTACAACTTTTTTAGAAAAATAACATCAAAAAATCATGAAATAAAATATAAAATAATTCATATCATATGAAAAAATCTATATAGTAAATGTCAAAAACAATATTTTATTATTTCATTTATTTTTGTATTAATACTCATGATTTATATTCTATTTTATAATATCTTATCTCCATAGTTCCAGATGGATTTAATGTTTCTGCTGTTGAAATTTCACCTATAATTGAATGATATACATTATTATTTAATGTATTATTTTCTAGTGTAGAACATATATTTTGAATTTGAGTTCAATCAGCCGTTATACTTCTATTGTTAACAAATAAATATATTTCATTATTATTTTCAAATTTATTTCAACCACATGGTGCTGGAATTCTATTTGTTGTTTGATTACCTATTGCTATAGCATAATTAGTATATCTACTTTTTTGAATATCATTTATAACTTGTTCTTCGTTTGGTGATATTATAATTTTTTCGCATCAACTTAATCCAGAAAGTGCTGAAGAAATACTATCTTTAAGATTTATTTGCATTTTATTTTATCTTTCTTAGAATTAATAGTTGATAAATTTTTGTTTGAATTCTTTCGATTCGTTTGATAAAGAATTTACATCTTGTTGTGGAATTGCTTTAACAGTCCACATATCACCAGCACTTAATGAACCCAAAAATCTAATATTTATTTTACCTGCTGCAACTCATTCATTAGTACATCTATTTTGTTCTGTTCAATTAGATGAAATTGTTCTTCATTTAAATGTTGGATAAGTTGTTGCACTTTGATTATATTCACCATAAGGATAATATGTTCCACTAACAGTTGTATCAATTTCTATAACATATTCATCTTCATATCCTGCATAAGAATTTAAAACTTCTAAACTTCCAGAACCAACAGTTTTTGTATATACTATATGTGCACCAACATTATTACTAAATGTTTGAGATTCAATTCCCAATTCACCAGCATTTATTCCTCTCAACATTTCAACAACTGAATTAAACATATTTTGTAAATCTTCTGTTCAAGTATATGTTTTTTTATATAGAAGATATTTACAAAGTTCTATTTGAGCATGTTTTAATATTGCTGGAGCATTTGTTGTATTTTGAATACCGTCTCATATTTCAATTGGAGGAATTGCAACTTCTGGTTTAATGTATGAATTAGTTAAAAGATAACTTTGTTGTAAAGCATATGTTTGTTCTGCATCTGTATATTCTTGCCAATTATCCATAATGTTAGACATTTCTGTAGATGTTACATATGTTTTTAATTGTGCTGAAGCTGACATTTATTGATATCCTTTACTTTTAAGATTTAATTTTATCAAACTCAAAAGTAGTTTTCCTAATTCATTTGATAAAGATAATCATTGTGTTTTATTGTGTAGAAATTTTTCATATATTTTTGATTTATTTTTCAAATTTATAACTATTACATTATTTGAAGTTTTTGCTTCTAAAGATTCAACCATTTCGCCAGTATTTTTTAAATATAATCTTCCATTTTTTTTATCTTTTTTAGTTGGAAATTTTTTTCCATCTATAGAAGTTTGTTTTAAAAATGATTCTTCAAATATATTTTCTATTTCTTTTTCTATTCCTATAAAATATGGAATATTATTAATAATTTGTTTATTTCATTTAATTTTATTCATTATAATTTTCACTTAGATTTTAATTCATCTAATGTAACAATACCCATATCAAATAGAGATTTATCAAGATTAAATTTTACAATATCTTCTACTGGAATTCCTGCGTTTATATATTCAATATTAATTTCTTTTAGTTCTTTTTCATTTTCAATAAAATAAATTTTCTTAATGAGTTCTTCTTCTATAATATGATATTCTTTTGTCATATCTTCTAGAAGTTGTTGAAATTGAGAATATACTATTTTTAAAGCTACACCTGATTCAACTTTTGATGCACCATTTAAAAATTCTTTTGGTGGTAATTGACTTACTTGATATATACTATTTAAATAAATATCTATAAATGTCTGTTCTCAAGTTAAATCTAATTGTCTTGGTGTTTGTGCTAATTCTTTATCAGAACCTACATAATTAATAACATCTGGTCTTATTTGTAAAAGTTGTGCATTATCTTTAAAATCTTTTGTAGTATATCATGTTGTTGGTAATGCTAGTATTTGTCTATGAGATGTAGATACTAATTGATTTAATTTTATAAGTAAATCTCTAAAACGTTGATAAAATGGAATTCCATATCTTTCATCTTCATCCATATCAATACAATTGAATCATACTACTGGAATAAATGGCATCCCATGAACTTCATCAAATATAATTTTTCCGTTTTGTCAAATTGTTCATGAAATATTATTTACATATTCTATATATTCATTTATATTATTTTTTTTATTTTCAGATATATTTGCTGGAAGAATAGTATCAGAATCTACAACATAATTTTTAATATATCCTTCAATATTTTTTCCATCCCATCCGAATTTTTTTAATATAAATCATGATTTTCATTCAGATATAGAAACTTCTTTTTTATTATTTAATGATAATCATAAAGATGTATTACCAATTATTAAAGAATTTAAAATGCATCTTGACATAATTTTATCAATATTATATTTTTTGTAAATTTCTTTAACTTTTATATCATCAGAAGAAGAAAAATTAATATAATCTCTTATTGAAGAAGATATTTTAGAAATAATTTCTTTTGTTATTGGAATTGCTATTAAATCCTGTGGACCAGAGAATCTATTTTCTGGAAAATATTTCTTTCAACATGTCCCGTGAGTTAAAGTATTCTCATAGAATCTTTGTCCTTCTGTTGCTTCATAATTTCTAATTTCAAATTGATTTATTTGAGATTCAGAAATTAAAGATTCTATAATTTCTTCACTTTTGTTTTTAAAAAAGCTCATTTAATATTTTCCTTATTTATTTTTTTATTTTTTCGAAAAATAAAAGTTTTTCCCCGCCGGAAGATTTCAATTTATTTTACTAAATATTCTTACTATCATATATTTTATAAAATGATTAATTTAAAAATATAAACTTTTTCCACGC